CTACATACTCAGGGGCTGTCCAAGTGAACTACATTCATTGGCCAATGATGAACCCAATTTTCAGAGCTTCATTAGCGATGGGGTCAAGAGAATGTAAGGGGAGATCAATAATGAGAATGCACTACAACCCAATTAAGCTGTATCAGTACCTGTCAGAGATATCTAAAATAATGACGTTATACACATCAAACATCTATGAAAGTACTGAAACACCGTCAATCTTCCTAGACGGGTTCCCAAATGCTGCATTTGCACCAGTAGGAACCGAGTTTAGGCAGCTGATCCCATGCAATGTGATTGATGAGCTCGGAATTAAGAACGAGGTGATGTCTTATGTAACAAAGGAGGTGGATACGACTCGTTATACTATGTTTAACGGTAAGAAGAGGCTGATTATGGATAGGTCATTGTTCTTGTATCCGGGATACACACCACCTTCCACTTCTACTGTTCGTGATATAGAAAGCATTTTCAAGCTGGAGGACTTTGGCCCGGCTAGGCTCACAATTGAGTTAAATGGAGTGGGGGTTGCCGCAGACACGATGGTACATAAAGCTGAGATGACACCTGAACAGGTAGATAAATTCTTCATGTTGAGACCGGCTTTTTCAAGCGTGGCAGTAGCGCCAGTAGGACAGTGTGATTTTGCCGCATTTGAGGATACGACCCTAAATGCTGAAGTCATCTCTCTGGTAATCTACCCAGAATCAGCATCCAATTATGTAGGTCAATCATTAGGTACGACGGCTACATTCAATATATCATTCGCTGCATCACGCCCAAATTACACAGGAACAGACAGACCATTGGTCGGACTATATGGAAATAGGTTGCAAAATAATGTTAAATTACTTTGGACCGCAGCGTCAAGTTTCATAATGCAAGGAAACGATTTAACATACTGGGATTGCTACACCCATTCAAAGGTAGCGGTAAATGGTTTTTCATTACCAATCGTCAAGACCTCAAATTCAAGAGTTCAGAAGGTACTCGCCGCACTGAAAGGTGAGTCTGAAGAGACAGTTGAGGAAAAATGAAAGACAATGAGTTAGCTCGAGAGTTGGAGCGAGCTATACAAATTTCTGACTACAAGCAGATTGTAAAAATATCATCAATTTTAGAAAAAAGAAAATCACAACACATCGCCATGAACGTGATTAAAAAAAACAGACAAAAAAAACCAGAAAATCCAAAAAAGATGAAAACAAAATTCTGGCCAGCCAGCCAATGTTACGAAAAGGCAAAAGAGCTTAAGTTGAAGCACTTGTATAAAATAAGGGGTAAGCTATTTGATATAGAGCAGGACCCAATAAGGAGTGTGAATTACACACTAATGTACAGATTGTTTGAGAAACATGGGAAAAAGAAAAAGCTTGAACAATATGCAGTATATGAAAGGATGCATGATTTTAAATCATTGAAGTCCCTGGCCACATATATGAAGAACAATGGCCCGGATGGAGATAGTGATTGGTATTTATTTACCGATATAGACACTATGTGGGGGTATAGGGAAGTAGAGCACGGCGATGCCATAGTTAAGAAAATTGAAGACTGGGTGGTCAAAAAGTTTAGGCCAGAGGTAGATGGTTCTGAAGAAGTATTCAACGACAAGTTTAGGGTAGAAATAGCAAAGCTACTTCGTTGGAAGGATACTACACAAGAGCAAGAGTTTACAGTAGAGGAGTTCTGCAAGATGGTGCCCCTTATGGGTACGACAGGATCAGCATATGATCCTGAGCACAGAGGAGAATTCAATGTGGACTATGATGGTAAGAAGTTAAAGATGGGAAAGAATAAGTATACAAAAGCATTTTCAATGAGCGTGGCAGAGAAGGTTGAGATGATTAAAACATCTACAACCCACAACACGAATGTCTCAATAAAACAAGAGTTATATCCAAAGGTACGGACAATAGTGTCATTAGAATTCTCTTTGGCAGAACAGCAGAGATACGTAGACACATGGTTGAGAAAATGGATGGATAATAACCCACTAAGCACTCTATGGAGTAATGCTGAACAAAAGTTAGAAATGTGGGAAGGAATGATTAAGTTAGGAGGGGTAAATGTGCCAATAGACCAGTCTGCGTTTGATACGCATGTTAGCAAAACTATGATAAAGATAATAAATGAAGAAATACTACTGCTACTCAAAGAGAGGTGTAAGGGAGAGGATTTGATAGGGGTGATGGAAAGGATATGCATTGCAATGGAAAAAGGGAATGTTCATTATCAAATACCGGGAGGGAAGAGATATAACTTTAACTACGAAAATGGAGTATTGAGTGGGTGGCAATGGACTGCATTCTATGACACAATTGTGAACATAGCAGAAATGAGGTTGGCTGAAAACATATGTAAGGAAGCAGGGATAAAGATTGAAACACTACAGGAGAACTGCCAAGGGGACGATCAATTAAAGAAGGTTAAAACCTGGACACAAGCACTGGCATATTGGGCAGCAATGTGTAGTCTGGGATTGGAGATAAATTTTTCGAAAAATTTCTTTTCTGATAATCATAATGAATATCTGAGAAAATACAGTGAAGGGAATGAGGTAAACGGCTACATATGCAGGATAATAAACGGAATATGTTGGGTATATCCGGGTAGCAGGATTGAGTTTGACCAAGGTGAGAAAATGAATAATTTAGTGTCAATTTGGAAGAAAGTGGGAGAAAGGATGCGTAGTACGTGGGCCAAGGTGAGGTCTTTCTTTATGGAAGACGCAACTGGGGCAGGTTTGGACAGCTTATTTATAAAACAGATGCTGACGGCACCAAAAACGTATGGTGGTCAAGGGTTGGAAGGAACCGACGGACCTGAAGTAATAATAAAAAAGGAAAAAAGCAGAGGTCACGGAGTGGCAATCATTGCTAAGGGGTACACCGAGTTTGAGACTGATTATGG